AAAAATTCATTAGTAGGGCAATAAACCCCTCCTTGACCTGTACCCATAGTTTTTTGCACCAAGTTAATGTTTGGCAATACTTAAAACCCCACGCTTTTAATACGTCAAATGAAGCAGGCAAATATTTCTGTGTAGTCCACAAATACAACTCACAATTTTCATCTGCAAGGTTCTTAATAGGTAAACATTTTATTTCATCTATTGTCATAAAGTTATAAGGTAAATTATACTCTATGCTATTCGGTCTACTCTTTGGGTTTGCCTTGCCCCATTTCCCGTACTTCCAAGGCGGGTCTATTACTATCGTTTTATATTTTCTCATATCTTATTGGGTTTTAATTTTAAACAAAATTAACGGGCTTTTATCAGCAAACTGCAACCAACAACGTGTATAAATTACTTTCATATACTATATAACCCAGTAACTAAATTCGCATATTATTCTTCTTCTAAATCTTCGTTAATTTTACTATTACTAAAAATCGCTTGATACTTTCCACCAAAATCTGAATGTAAAGTGAACAATGTTAATTCTTCACCTTTCCAACAAGAAGTACCATAAACTTCAGCTTGATACAACTTTTTATCATCCACATCTATCCATGCAACATCAGAACCCTCTTCATAATTCCATTCTACTTCACGCATATCTTGAAGACCTTCGTAAATACTAGTATCGAAATACTTTCCTATTAAAGATTCTAAATCAAAATAAGAATCTATCGTTTTGTTAATATCCATATTACCTGTTATTTTTAACTTGGGTCTATTTTTTCTTTTTGATGTCATAATCCTTATAGTCATTAAGTTCTGCAATAAACATTATCATTGCATCAATAGTTTTATTAGAACCTTTCATATATTCACTAGGTTCTTCTGAGTTAATTTCACAAAACTTATCATTACTATGTCTTAAAATTTCAAGTTGTCGTAAGATTACTTCGTGTTTTTTAGGTTTCTTTTGTTTAGACTTACTCATATCTCAATTGTTATAAATTGTGGTGGATTAGTTGGCATATAGTTGTCATTTAAACAACTAGCATTAACAAATGTTGTATCTTTAGTTTTAATCATACCATAACCTTCATGTATATGACCAAACACATTAACTTTTGGTTTAACTCTTTCTATTGCTTCTAATAAATCATCACAACCAACGTGAGGGTCTTCACAATTTCGTCTAAATTTAGGACTTAATAAATCCAAGAAACCTCTTGGTGGTCCATGTGTTATGAGAATATCAGTATCATTAGGTATTAAATCCCAATGTTTTTTGATTTCTGGTCCTCTAAGTCTATTGAATGCCCAATCATGAAACCAAGGTTGTATAGGTGAACCATGTATTTTCAAACCTAATATTTCAACAGTTTCATCATTTAGATATATCACTTCTTTTGGAATTATTTCATCTAAGTGATATGGTCTTGATGCTCTATTTGATGGAACACTAAAATCAAATTTAGCAATCTTTTCAAAGCCAAAGTCATGATTTCCGGCTATCATTACTTTATGATTTGCTGGTTGTTGAGCAAACCAATGTGTAAAATCTTTCATTTCGTGTTCATATCCTCTAGATGAACAATCACCAGCGAATATTAAAATGTCTAAGTCTTTCCATTTCTGTTCGAATTCATAACCCCATTGTCCGTATTGTAAATTATCGAACCACTCTTTATGTTTAGTGTGAGTATCACTAATAAATCCCACAGAAATTTTCATCTTTATCTTTTTAGTAGTTGTATTAATGTAAAAAAGAGTAGAACGTTTTACTCTACTCTTTTATTTATTCATTCTATTTATTATCCAAATGGATTATAAACTAAGTTTGTTAAATCTGGTTTCTTTGTGAACATTCTACCAGCGAATCTTTGAAGAACATCTGGTTTACTAACACTGAAACCGTAGTTGTGACTTGCAAAGTCAGTGATTCCGTTAATCAAATCCCAATAAGAAACGTCAGTTCTTGCATTTTGCTTTTGGTCTTGTTTAAATCTTCGATAATCAAACCACTTTTCTTGTATGCTAATTCTGTTGACCGATTGGTGCATAAATTTCTAACTCTTGGTCAGTAATTTTTGAATTTGCTTTCAAGATGTTTCTTGCTGCAGTAAGTTCATCTACTGATGCATCACAATTCATTATCTAATTTAATGTTGGATTAAATTCGATAGGTCTAAAGTTATCTCTTTTCAAGACATCAATAGTGTGGTAAAATTCATCCCAAGATGGTTTATCGTTGGTAAGTTGTGTAACACCATCGAATCCTTGACCAATCATACCATTAGTACAAACAAGTCGTTGATTATAAGGCATTAATCTTGTTCCTTTAACAGGGTCATTATCAAAGTTCAAACCGAATTTGAAACTTTCAGTACTTTCAATTCCTTGAAGTCCCCATTCTGAGTTATTTCCTATTGTTGAAATAGTGAAACCACCATTTTCTCTAACAATCATCGAATCAACTTCTAAATTAGAATCGTTGATATATCTTACCAACATTATAAAGATACGACATTTATTTGACATATCCTAATTTTGCAACTATTATCTTCAATTATTTTCAATTATTTTTGATTTATTTTTTATAATAGCTACTGACTTTTGCATACCTAAATATACATAATCTTTATATTAAATGCAAATTTTTAGTGTTTTATTTTAAAAAAATAGTACTATTTTCGCCTGATTTGTAAATAATTATGAAAAATCCAGACCAAGGTTTTTGTTCTAATATGATGCCATGCATATTGGCATAAAATGACAAATCAAAATTTTAAGCAAAAAGGTAACTAAATTAATAGTTACCTTTTTTTATACGTTGAAGATGATATAATAATCTTCTTTTGTTGTTTTAGATGTTATCTTGCAAATCTTACTTTCTGTATTAAAGTGTAATTCTACAACATCATCAGGGATGTGTTTTAAAACATTCAGTAAATTCTCACCATTTGTAATGAGTTTACCTTTAAAGTTTGTTTGAGTGTTTACAACTTCAACAATGTCAGTATTTGGTCCACTTGTAAATTTGATAAAAGGATATATCAACATCTTTTCAGCAACACGTTCAAATACAAATGCATTATTTACTTTATTCTTATCTTTGATAGATGTGTTTAATAAAGTATTCAATGCTTTGTATAGTTCCTTTTTATAAACCTTGATAGTTTTATCTAAGTTTTTTGTAGAACTTTCGATGTAATTGAAATCAAATTCAGACTTACATATACTATGATTAATAAATGTTAGTCCTTTATATTGAACTTTAAGGATTGCATCATCACCTTTATAGTACGTAGAAACTAAAACGTTTCCATTCTTTGTTTTACCAGTGAATAAAGATTTTCCTGTTGTCTTGATTTTTCTAGCATCAATGTCCATGAAATCCAACATAGGGTTAAAATCAATTACCATGCTTGTACCATAATTGAACATATTAGATTTAACTGTTCTCATAACAAACGAGTTAGTAGCAAACATATTACCTAAGTGTATATGAATACCTCTATATTCTTTGTGTATATTATCTACATCGTAAAATTTTGTGAAAGGTGCCAATGCTTTTACAAACTTATTTACTGAGATTTCAGTTTCTGTTGATTCTACATCTACATCTACATAGAAATCAAAAGGGTTTTCATCTAGAATTGCATCGTCAGAAATTATTGCATCATCAATGTTATCATATTGTTGTACATCAGGAATGATTAAATCATTTGGCACATCAACATTACCATCTAGTTCATAATAAACAACAGTGTTTTCACTATAAGCATACGCATACGATTTTAATGGTGTTCCGCATACTGTTACATGAATAGGTGTTTCTTTTGCAAATTTCTGTAATTCTTTAAACATCTAAAATCTTTTTAATGTCCGGTTTGAAATAATTTAATCCTTTAAGGATTTTACCATCTTCTCTAAAAATTGGTTCACCTTTAGCGTCTAATTTAGACATATTACTTTTTTGTATTTCATCAAATACTTCTTCAATCTTATGGTGAAGACCATGTTTCAAAATGGTACCACAAAGAATGTATAATTGGTCACCTAATGCATCAGCAACTTCAACTAAATCATTCGTGGCACATGCATCTAAGTATTCCTGGTTTTCCTCTTTCATTAATTTATGTCTAAGAATCCAATCGTCCTCTGAAACTAATGTAGGTGAATCATTTTGTTCAACTTTAAATGTTGTGTGAAACTCTGATACTGCGTTTAAATATTTTTTCATATAACTTTCTTTACTACTTAAAACAAAAAGAAGGACTAAATATTTTAGTCCTTCCTTATTAATTACATGTACCTGTCACTATGATTTGAGAATTCTCCAGATTTATTTTGTGTTGATATTTTGAACCCTTTAATGTTATTACTATTAAGGTATTTGTCTATCATTGATACATCTTCTTTTGTGATGTCCAACAATTCCTCTTTTTTCCCCTCGTTTAAAATTTCATTTATTCCTTTCATATTATATTCTTTGTTTTGTTATTTAATCACTAGAAGGTAACTATATAATAATAATGCAGTTTTTTGATAGGTTGTTTATTTTTAGTTGTTCTAAACACCTTGTGGTCTAATACATCAATAGGTTTAAAGGTTTTGCACCCTTGTACTTTACCTTTGGTCAATTCTATTTTAGAAATGATGAACCACTTAGAATCCTTTTCTTTTTGAAAACGTTTTTCATAACGATATGCAACAGAGTGTTCTTTCTTTAAATCTTTATCAAAGAATTTCTTGAATTTAACCATTCCTGTTGCTTTCAAAAATCCACCAATAGAATCACCTATTAGTATTTCTTTAAGTACATTAAGTTCTTGTGGTTTAGTTTTAGTAACCCACATATAAAAACAATCCTTTTCAATATTAGTTATTTTTTTCATTCTTCATCTAGATAAATGGCTTCGTATAATTTTCTCTTTGAGGGAACGATTAAGTGTGATAGATTTGGTTGATACACGCTAATTTCCTCATGATTATCCAAAACATATTCAATAATTATATTAGTTTGTACATTTGAAATTGTAATGTCAATAATGTTTTCATCATTTTCATTATAGAACGAAACAATGTTATTATTGGATTGTTCATTGTCAATAACGACAAAACTAGTATCTTTCAGTATCTGTGTTGGTGTTTTGTCTAGTGACATTGTTATGAGATTTTATATCCTGAGAATAATTTAAGGTAAGATTCGATTGTAGTTCCATTTCCATCTACTTTACGTATATGACCACCACAATTTAACCATTCTTTGACACTTCTTTGTCCTACTAAGTGAGCAGCACCAATGATACCACTTTCAGTAATAAGAATACCATTAACTGTTGTATTCTTATAAGACTCGATACAATTTTTCAAGTATCGTTTATTTTTCTTGATATATTTTCTTATTGCAACATCTTGTATTGCTTCTGTAAAGATTGTTGAATCTTTTCTAAACTTGTCTGCAGTGATATATTCCATTCCTATATCCTTTAATGCAAGTTTACCTATTTGATATTTTCCCATATAACCGAAACGGTTAATAACTTTCCAATTTCCTCTAGATTCCCTCCATGCCAGTTTTTCTAAGAATTGCTCGAATGATTTCTTTTCATACAAAGGTGCAATCTCTTTAATTTTGATTAGGTTAACAGAATCTACTGTTTCTACATTGTGTATCAATGTAATCGGTGTTGTTTTCATTGGTATTGGTTTGTTGTCTATATTAGAAGACATTATTGCAAACGATGATACCACAAGTAATAATTCAAATAGTTTTACCATAAATTGTTTATTTTAGCTAAATTTACCAATTAGTTTTAATTGATATAACTTTCGATGTGTGTTATTAATCTTTCCATCTCAGTCTCATTCGGTTCTATAACCGCTATGATGTTGTTGAATGTTGAATCATCTACGAATCCAACTATTTCATTGTCGCTGTCTGTTGATTCAAATATGAATTTTCCTACATATTTTTCATTCAAGCATTTTAGTATCTCTTCCTTTTTCATGTTCGTGATTTAATATACAACAATTATTTTACAATTGCAAGTTTTTTATGATTTAATTTCAGAATCTTTTTCTGTATTGTATGTAGTAGTTGTACAATATATGATTCCGGGGTTTCCTGGAAACGTTCCTATATAAGGATAACTAGGATTATTTTCTTGATGTCCCCCGTCCAATGTATGTATAGGTGTGATAGGAAAGGATAACTGAACTGGTTATACAAACGTTATCTTAAAATTTGGATATAGTTCTTCTATATCTGAAAGGTGAACTTTTAAATCACAAATTTCTATGTGAACATCCACTTCTAGTTCGATTAGTTTTTTGTCAGTGTCTACTGTGTATTTCATTATAATTTGGGTTTAATATGTCTTAGGGTTTTTCGATTTCTTTAATTCTTTAGGGTAATCTTTCTTGATTTCATTGTAATAACCTTCACAAATTTCTTCAATCATTTCATTGGTTTCATTTGAAACTTTTTTACCATAAAAATCTTCATATATTGCTCCGTAAGTTCTTGCTAGTGTGTTTCCACCCATACCGATTGCACTATTAGATTCTATAACCCAATATTTACCATCTTTATCTAACATAATGTCTAGAGCATAGAAATCTAAATCAATATCTTTTCTAAACTCTTTTACTAACTTAGCAACATCATAATCTTGTTTACTCAAATCTTGTTCAACATAAAGGAAACTTAAACTTTCTTTAGGGTCTTTAGTTGTGATTGTTTTGTTATTCGCTTCAATTGCAATTCTTTCATGAACTAGAAACAACTTATCTTTACAGAAGATAAATCTATATTCAGTATCAATGTCCTTAATCATTTCACTAAACACATCTAACTTACAGTCTTTTTTGTCTAGTTCTTTTTGACAATCTTCCATGTTGTCAAATTTCATAATTCCGATTCCCGAATGTCCTTCACTTGGTTTTGCAATGATAGGAAATTCTAACTTGTTTATACCTTTAGTACTTGTTAATGTTTTTGGTAACCATTCTTTATCACCAAGTAATTCGTGCCAATCTTTCTTCTGCATACTTTTAACCATTTCATCAGTTCTATTATAAACATCAGATTCAGTTATGTCATTTTCTGAAAGGTATTTGTCTCCAATTTCCTTTTCATTAGAGGCATAGTACAATAAGATAGGTTGTTCTTTTGTTAACGTTGGTATTTTATTGTCTGCAGTAAAATATGGTTCATAAAAATTAGTAATTGCTTTTTCAATCAACTTCTTCAATACTTTACTTTCAACTGATGATTTTATAGGTGCATTTTTAATCCACTGTATTCTTTCGTTCGTTGTTTTGTCCTCATTTAAGAAATGTCTATAATTCTTCATCTAGTTAAATTTTCTTTTCTTATTTAATGTAACGTAAAAAGGAGGTGAAACACCACCTTGTATTAATATCCTAGATTTTTAAGTCTAGCTAGTGTTTCATAATCTTCAACACCTAATAAAAAGGTTTGAAAACTACTTATACTTTCAGGTGATAACAGAACCCATTCTTTTAAATCATCGTTATCCATTTTCTTAATATCAGCATGTACATTATCCTCAATTGTCGTTTGAAGTCTAATGAGTTCTATATCACTTATCATACTGCAATTAACTTGTTAAGTACTATCATTTCTAATAATATATTATATGTATTTATAGTTTTCATATTTTTTATTTTTACTATTTATTCTATGTCTAATTGTTGTTGCTTTAATACCTGTTTCTTTTTCTGCGTCTGCGTCTTTTACCATTAATTATGTTTTATATTTTATAAATTCCACACATTTCTAGGATTACCTTTTAATGTATTCAATCTGATTAAATTGCAATCTCTAATTCTGACTCTATTTTTTTAATATCTTTAGATGTTTCGAACTCAAAATCTTCTATTTTTATATCATAGAAATTTGTACCCTTTGTGACATTTGTACCATCTTTGTATGATGGTCTTGGATTTTCATCTATGTTATTTTGAAGAAGTATTTCATTCAAATTTTCGATATAATATTTATCTGCCTTTATCATATTTATATTATTTGTTTAACTCTTTTACTAATTCTTGAAATAGATTATCAGCTGATAATCCTACTGCAGAAACTCCCTGCAGAAACTCCTGCACTTTTTAGGTCTAATATCTGGTCTATTGTCATAGAACAAGATAAATTTTTATTTTGATAAGTTACACTTATTATTACATTTTCCATATTAAAGTATTTCATCTATTACACGTAAATCTCGTGCTTCTTCTGCTGTCATATACCAATCTTTCTTTTCTTTAAAGTTTTTCTTTAAAACCTTATCAGTAATTTCGGTATTTGCAAGTGTGTGGTCAACTAACCAATCTTGTAAACGTTTACATTCTTGAACGTTTTCCTCTATTTCAGCAACTTTTCCCCAACCACCAGATGATACTTGATGATACATAGGTGTTGAATGTTTATATGCAAATCTTCTATGTCCTGAGATTAATAAGATGAAACCACAACTCATTGCGGCACCTGTACATATTGTGTGAATAGGGGTTTTTGATGTTTCAATGATTGAAACTAATCCCATGATTTGATACACATAACCACCATAAGAATCTATAAAGATTTTGATAGGTTGTCTTTTATATTTCAAACCGTTTATCTTGTATAACTTTTTTAGGTATGTATCATCAGCATTAATGTCTAAAATCTTTTGAGTGACATCACCGATTGTTTTTTGGTCCACTTGTTCATTGAATAGGATTGTCCTATCCAATGGTAAAGGTAATCCTTCTGCCATTGTATATTTGTTTTAGTGAATAATTTATTATACTTATTAAAACGAAAAAAGGGAACTAATATTTTAGTTCCCTTTGATTTTCTTACTTATTTATGTTATCCCCAGTAATTACTTGGTGGAACATAACCAGCGATTTTCTTTTGAACATCGTCTGTTACTTTTTTCTTATCAATATCCTTACCAGCTTCTTTAACTTTGATGTAATTAGCATCTTTGATATAAGAACCACCTTTATCGGATTTAGCGATTGTTGAATCTACACCTCTTTTGTTGAATGCATACCAAATATCACCATCAAGATATTTCTTAATGTCTTTACCCATATCAAGAATATCTTTAGCTGTTTGTGCAGCACCTCTATGTGTGTCCATAAGAATTTCCTCAGGAACTTGTCTACTTCTTTCTTTGTTTTGTGCTTTAGCAACGTTAACATCATTAATTACCCAAACTAAGTGAGTGTTGATACTTTCGTAACCTAATTTCTTAATATCTTGTGAAACACTTCTTAATCTATTCAAGTTCTTTAGTGTCGTATCGAAAATCAAGTTAGGTTTTCTGTCTGCTGGTGCTAATAGAATACTAGCAAATCTAGAAAGGTTTCTTTTGTCTATGATTTTAAGGTTTTCATCTATAATAGTGTGTAATGTACTAACATCGTCTGGATTTTTCAAGTTAAACTTTGAAATATCTTTACCGGTTTCTTCCATTGCTTTTTTCTTAATCAAATCTGATTTCAATACAAGTTGTTTAACTTCATCTACATCATATACTTGACCGTCTATACCCATTAACTTATCTTTAACGAATCCTTTACCTGAACCGGCACCACCTGCTAATAAAACTACATTTCCAAATTTTGGGTATGCTTTTTTACCAAATGTGATAAGTTTTTCATTTAATTCTTCTTGTTCAGTTGTTGTTTCTGATTCAGAAACAATCAAACCGTCAGATTTTAAAGATGTTTTGAATTGTTCTAATCCTTTCATATATATTTCTTTGTTTTGTTATTTAATCACCTATTTCCAAAAGCATTGTATCAAAACGATAAGTACACTTAGGACTAAACAAGAAATTGTTTTAGCACTGAAATCTGCACCAATGGTGAAATGTGTTAAACCAGCAAAGATAACTGTATTGAAACTAAATGCAAGAAAACGCAAAGTCCAAGGATTGTCGAATATAGTTGCACCAATTTTAGTTGCTTCAACAAAGAAGATACTAGTTATTAATCCCATTAAGTAAACTAAAATAGTGTATTTACCTAAAAAGGTTGGGAATTTAATTGGTGCAACTGTTTGAAACCATATAACTGAACTAGTGATGGTCATGAATAGAAAGTATAGGAAATAATTCACTATATTTCGGTTACAGCATTCAATAGAGAAGTTTCAATCTTTTCTACTAACTTATTTGCAACAGTTCTACTGTGAATTGATATTGAATGTGTTCTTGTCATCCACTTTAAGAAACCTAATGCTTCTTTAGAATCCATTTTCAAAATGTTTTCACCTTTCAATTTTCCTTTTGCAAAGAATATGTCTTGTGCATCTCTTTTGAAGAAACCATCTGTATCAATTGTTTCTGATGATGTTAATAAATCAAATTCAACTGGTGAATCTATCAATTTTTCTAAGATTTGCATAGTTGCAACAACATCATTTTTAGCATCATGTGATGTTTCCATGTTACCACCTACAACTCTACCAAATACACCTTCTAAAGTGTTAGGATATAATTGTCTGTAAATATCGTACACATCAATACGTTTATTTTGTAGAATGTTTACTGCCGTTGGAATTTTCGCTTGTAAAAACTTTTCAATGATGAAAGGAATATCAAACCTGTTTGAACAGTAACCACATAGAATAGTTCCTTTAGAGAAATACTCTGTATAAATTTCATTAGCACATTCGTTAAAATAAGGATATGTTATTAGGTCAGTGTTTTTGATACCATGTTTTAAAAACGCTTCTTCTATAACAGGAACATCACTGTTGTAATATGAACTACTTTCGATAAAGTCTTTACCATCATACTTACACAAATATAATTGAATGATTTCATCTGTCATTTTATCAATACCTGTTGATTCAATGTCGAAGAATGTCAAAGGTGCATTCGTTTTTTCGTATAGTTTTGTTAGTATATTTCTTACTTCTTGTTTCATTATTCTATTGTTTGTTCTATATCTTAAAGTAACTTTGTCCCAAAAATATTTTAAAAATGGGACAAAAAAGCAACTAGTTTTAGTTGCTCTTTAAATTCTTATCCTTCTATTAAGTCAAATAACTTACTTTCGGTTGTTATGTATCTAGAAATCAATTCTAGTTCACCATAATTGGGACCTCTTTCGATTATAACTGCAGCCTCGGTCTTGAATACTACTGAGTTAGTATGTTTGCAAAAGTATGGTTCACATTGTAGTGTACTTTCTAGGTTCTTGATTTCGTCTAGATTTGTTTCATCTAAATCTTTCCACACTATTTTAGTGTTGTCTTTTTGAACTGCGTTCCAATTCTTAATCATTTTTGTTGGTGTTAATCGTTTCTAATAAAGTTATATGTGTTGCAAAGTCATCATCAAATGATTTGGAAAATTCCCCATCAAGTGTATATTTAGATTCAACGAATATGAAATAAACTTCCTCTTCTTTTAATTCATATTCTGTTGCAATGTCAAATAATAAATCGTAAAGGTCATCTGTTTCATCATCTGAATAAAAACACTTTCTAGCATCTTTATATTTCCCTACAAATCTATTGATTTTAACTTTGTTCTTTGATATTTGGTCTTTAGATTCTTTCCCTATTCTATCCAGTATGTTTGATACTTCCATCATTGAATACTATTTTGTTATATTAATAATTTTTCATAAAATATTTAATCAGGGGTAAAAATGATTGAACCCTTGTGAACTTGTTCAGTGAAATCACTTGCCATTAAAAAGAAAACCTCTTTATCACTATCCCTAAATTTAAGTATATAAGGATGGTCATGCATATCGAGGATTTTTCTAACCAAACTAAATGTTCGGTGTGTTTCTTTTGTATATTGGAATAGATTTTTACGCTTTATTTGCATCTTCTTGAATTGCCTCAAATCCACATACGATGGCATTAGCAATCTTTAGTTGTGTTTCATGATTTGACATTTTAAGACAATCCTTTAAGTTATCGAAAAAGAACATTTCAAGTAACATTGCTGGCATCCTTGTATTTTTCAATACGAAATAGTTTGCTTCTTTATCAACGTCACCATCTGACCATGTATCTTTTCTATACTTTTCATCCGGGAAGGCATCAACAATAGCATTGAAAACAGATGTTGCCATTCCATCACTTCTAGTTTGTCCTTTAGATGTAAATATTTCGATACCATGTGCTTTTCCAGCACCACTTGCATTACCATGCATAGAGAAATAAACACAATCTTTATTACCACTGTAAAAAGTATTTGCTTTATCAACTCTATCACCTAGAGATATATCAAATTCACTATTAACCACATCGACATAACGCATTTCTCGGGATTCCATGATACTTTTAACTAATCCAATTACTTGTCTGTTAAACACACCTTCAAAGAAAATTAAATCCTCTTCAGGGTGATACCAACTTTTTTTCCAAGTAGATTTATTATTCTTATCGAAACTAGGTGATGTTGTGTACTTACCATCAACTATTCCCCCATGTCCTGCATCAAGGAGGAATGTTATTTTTTTATTTTTTTCCATATTATTTGATTGCTCTATTGATAGCGATGCCACTACCTAAATAATTTTCTTCATCTGTTCCACTACCATAGTAGAATTTGTTGTTAATGAGATTAGTTGTTTTGTAGAAATAATATGGAGTTCTTTACTCCATTCCCGTGAGATTAAATGCATTAAGTTAATTATTTTATTTTTTTACTTAATCTATCTATTTGTTCGTTATACTTGTGCATAACATCATCTGGTCTTTCTTTAGTTCTGATAATAGCATTATCATGATAAAGATTTCTTGCAGATTGTTTATACCCTTCTAATTCTAGAAGTGTTTGGAATTCAGATTCACTAATTGTACTGTCTGATAAAAATTTAACTTCACTTTTCAATGAGTCAACAGTAACAACTAAAGCTTTATTTGTTTTTAATACCTTTGTAGTAATTCTATTTGTGTTGCACGTATATAAAAACGTACAACACAATAGAATTAAAGTTATCAAAGGTATCTTTTCTTGAAACTTTTTCATATTAATAATTATTTTCCTTTTGCAGCATTCTCTGCTTGCATTGCATCTCTCATTGCAACCTCAGGTAAAATACCTTGTTCTGCGGCTTGTAATTCGAAACCAGCATCTCTTAATAATTGTTCATCTGGACCAATTTGTTTTTGGATAACATCAGCAAGAACAGTTAACACTGTTGATACTTGTTCAACATGGTCTACACCTGTAAACTTGAATGAAGCAACGAATTGGAAAAACGCTCTAATTGTTTCTTTAGGTACAGCAGTAACTTCATCAGGTTTTAATTCTGTGATTGTTTTTTGTGCTGAAGCAATATCCCATGCTTGTTGTCCTACCCATTCTACTTTTGGTAAAACTTCCATTAACAATAATGAAATAGATGCTTGTGAAAACGCAACACCATATTTCTTGGCATCTAATCCTTCTCTTACTTCATCAAATTTTACACATAATTCTTCGTATGTTGCAGAATCAATATCAGCACCTAATACTCTTTCTACTTTTGCAATTGCCTCTGTAGTTTCTGGTTTTAATTTTTTAACTTTTGTCATTTATATTTTATTTTATATTTAGGATTAATTTACTGTATTTATTGTTTAATAATAATAGTGCTCTATCGAACATATTACCTAGTTGAAAAAACAAACCATGTCTTTCCATCATCAAATCTTCGTTTACACCTTCTAAGTAACCACTTTTACTTAATTCAATGAAACCTTCTCTAGAATTCATTATCATATTAGTAATGAATCCTATACAATCACTTGTCTGTAAATCATAAATTTTGTTCACATACTTATCATCTTTATCTTTGAAAGGTGAATTAGGTATTGAGAATTCATTTATATTAACGTTAGCTAAATTGTGTTTGTTTTCATGATTACTTAACAGATATGCTAGTGTTGTATGTAATAACGACAATTCATCTGCTGCCAAATCTTCACCATAAGTTTCATTGTATGCTTTTAGAGCAATATCAACTTCAACAAAACAGTTTTCAGCGATAACATTTCTTTTATCATCTAATTGGTCTTCACTAATTGGATTCAAATGTATTTCTTTTCCTTCTGCCATTATTATTTAAGGTTAGTAACATCATCAAAGAACCTGATAACGTTTGGGATTACATCAGTCATTTCTTTAGTGTCTGATAGAATCTCCATGAACAATTCGATTACTTTTAATCTTTTCTTTTTCTTGAATTTTTTTAAGGCATTCATAACCTCTTTCCTATCCAATTTTTTATGAGTAGAATTAGTCACTGTACTTAAAAGTGAATTTCTGATTACTCTAGATAATTGAGGATAGGATTCACAAACGTATTTGTATTGTTTATTCATAACTATTTTCTTTATACTTAAAGGTAATTAAATGAAAAAATATTTTACACATGCACCTAAAATTGTTAAAATAATTAAAGGTTTACATACACTCCCTACAATATTCCATATAGTTCTATTTGTTGTAACATCTGTTTGTAATTTCAACGAACAAAGATACGTAAACGAATCTGGGATATGTATAAGTGGTTGCGGTTCTAAATATTGCGTAACACCTAAAGGTAAAAACTTATCGAGTGCAGCAAGACTATTAGAAGTAGCTTTTTCTTTTGTTGCTTGATTGTCAAACAATTCTTTCGATTTGAAGTTGATGGTATAATATATGTCACCTGATGAATGTTCATATCGAACAGGTGCTTCCATCATTTCTTCGGGATAATCAAAATTAGATATGAATGCCTGTTGTAAAGGGGCATCTTCGGATTGAAAGAATGTTACTAAAACATCTTTCATTTTACGGTTTTCTTTAAACTCTTTCCAATATTCGATATTGAAGATAAGGTTTGCTATTTTATGCGATAAATTCATTGTATAATTCTTTGTTAGATTCAATTTTTCTCTTTGCATTAAAGATTCTATTCAATACGTTTTGTGATTTCGTTTCGTATTTGTCAGCAATCTCATTAGTTTTCATATTGTTTGCAAATTTATCATAAAATATGTTGAAACTCATATCATTATTTAGCACTGTCTTAATATTGTTCCATAATGTAGATACATTTTCATCTTTGATATATTCATCTTGCATATCATACACATAGTCACCAGAATCCTCTGCAATCACGATATTAGACACGATTGGGTCGTCAATGTCACATTTACTATATTGACTGTATTGACCACATACACTCTTATAATGTCTAATAATGTTCTGTTTCATTTTAAGAAAAACCATAGTACTGATACTATATTTTTCTACATCGAATTTATCTATATCATTCCATACAGATATAAAAGTTTCGTTGTAACAATCTTCTAGAAGTTCCTGAGAATTGTTGAATTTTTTAAAGTAGTTGATAGCACTTGGTCTACATGCTTCGAATAATTGCTTGAATGCTTTTTCCGATTTAGATTCCTTGAAATTAATCCCTAATTGTTTGATATTTACCTTAGCCATACTTCTGTTTTGTTTACTTTATATTTACTTATTACTATTATATACAATTTCACTAAAGAGTATTAATATTTCCCCTGGAGAACTTTTACACTTATTAAATGCGATATGTGTGTGGGATATTTTATTTCATGTCATTTATTTTCAATTTATTTTCTAAAATGTTAAACTGTCTTGTACAGCATTTCCTTATAGGATATAATACTATTATACGAAATAAAAATGATAATTCCTAATTTTTTCGATTAAATATAAAAAAGGAACATGGTAGTGGTTCTTTTGATGATTACTTAGGTTCAGATGTAGCATTGAATAACGCTATTAAACAATATGGAATAGAAAATTTTCATTTTGAACCTCTTAGGTTTTTTAAAAACAGAGAATGTGCGTATAAATACGAAGAACGGTTTCTAACATTATTTGATGTTAAGAATTTAAAAGATTCCTATAATATGAAAAACACTGCACTTGGTGGAAAAACACATTCAGGAAAATTTCCTGGTCATTGTAATACAACTAAAGGTATTCCAAAAACAAATGAACACAAAAAGAAAATTTCAGAATCTTTGAAAGGTCACAAGTTATCATACGAAACCAAATATAAACTATCTGAACTTAAAAAAGATATACCTAAAACAGAAAATCATAAAAATAACATATCTAAATCACTGAAAGGTATGTTAAAATCAACAAAACATAAACACAACTTATCAGAATCAGCAAAGGGGAATGATAATGCCAGTAAAAAATAACAATATTTAATGTAGAATATGATTCAATGAAAGAAGCAAGTGAAAATTAGGTATAAGTTTTTACAAACTTAGAAAATTAGTTGATTAAATAAACAAAATAATATATAAAAATGAGTTTACCAGTATATTTATCGAATATCAAGTCAAGCGGTGTTTACGTTTTTGAATTCGACAAATCTCAAATTGTAACTACTACAACAGCCACTATCAGATTGATTATTGGTTTTAGTAAAGTTGGACCTTTCAATACTCCGGTATTTTGTCAGGACTATGCGTTTTTTCAAAGCGTTTACGGAAAAAGAGATAAACAACTAGAAAAGAAAGGTTCGTACTTCCATCTTAGTGCTGAAGAAATGTTAAGGGATTCTCCTATCATTGCTTTAAATCTATTAGAATTGGATGACGAACTAGATAAAACTGAATTTATCAGTTTTTCAACTGCTGCAAACGAAAAGAATCAGAACACTGGTTTTGGACCATTAGCAGGAAATTTTAACACAAGCAAGTTCTGGAAATTAGATTCAGATAAAGCACTAAAAAATATTGAAGCACAAGAAGGTTTCAGTAAGTCTTTATTGAACTTTGTAAATGTGGGAAGAAAAACAATATCAGTTATTGTAACGCAAGATAAGATTCAAGGTCTTGATATTACAGCAAATGATTGGTATGGTGAAGCTGACGTTCCAGAATTCATGGACGGTTCAGATTACATTAACGATTACTGTTTAAGAGTAAATGTTATCAAAGGAGATTATACAGATTTTGAAAAATTATCTGTTGACCCAATTTTAGGTGACTATTTCGATACAAACGGTATCAAAAAAGTATATACAGATTCTAACGGGAATACTAGTGATGGACTTGTTTCATTATTGGAAAATCCAAACGTAGTGTCATTAGGTGAATATATTGGGGTTTTAATTCCAAGTTTCCAAGATGCTGAAGGAAATGATTTGTATATCCAAGATTTAATTAACTTAGAAACAGCGTTTAACGGTTTATTCTGTGCTGTTGATGATGATTTATTTGATGGAACAACACTTTTATCAGGTTCAGTAATTGACCTTTTAGGTGGAACTATCGAAGGTTCAACAAATTTAAGTAAAATTGATTACTTATCTTACTTGGGTACAATTGCGGAAGATTTAAGTTATACATTAGAAGAATCAACTGATGGTGAAATTGCAGTAAAAGGTAGTACTTTAGATTTATATGGTGCAACAGCATACTCAGGTGATGCAAATGCTCAATTGTCTATTACAGATACAACTGCTTATGGAAGTACTGGAAAATATGATACAATTAGTGTTTATTCTCCAACATCTTTAGATGAAAATGCTCCAGGTGGTACAAGTGCATTTGCAGATGATGCCACATGGTCTGCATGGGCAAGAAGTATCAAAGAAAACGTTTCATTCCTAGAATGTTCAAGTATCTTAGGTGCAACTGGTTCAACGGCTGGTATTACTGAATATGCTCTTGTAAAAGATGTAGCATTATTAAGTGATAAAATTATCATCCAATTAAACACAACAAACGAAGCGGGAACAGAAACATTATTTATTGATGGTTCAGGTTTAACTTCTGCTAATAGTGTTAGTGTTTTAACTAACCCAGAAATTGGAATTCAAACATTAGATGGTACTGATTATATTTTCACACAAACAGCTGATGCTGGTGTTGATTTTGTTTCAGGTGTGTTATCTAGTGGTGATACTGTAGAAGTAATTGGAGGTTCTTTCGAGGATTTTGATATTGTTTCTAAAGTTGCAAATGGAAATGCTGATGCATTAGCATTATACGTTCCAGGTGTTTTATCACATCAAATCACATATTACACGTTATCAACTGAAACAGGTTCTGATAATGTAACTATGAAGGTTAAATCTGTTTCAGGTTCAATCAACAAAACGTTCACTGTAACTAAAATAAATGATTACGAATTTACATATAGTGTAGGTGGAACTAGTCTTTATACTTTAGGTGACATTCAACCAAAGGATTTCTTAATCAGAAGTTTTGATGACGGTGCAACTAAAACTAAGTTTGACCCAAGAACAGGAAATACTAGATATACTAGAATTGATTCTGTAAAAGAAAATACAGATACACAAATAGTAACTGTAAAAACAATTGACCCTGTTTACTTTGGTACTTCAAATGACGAAATCGAAAGATACCAGTCAGTACAAAATTTCGTTACTAACTACAATGTTCACGGACTAGATGGTTTTGTAATGAGAGAAGCACAATTACCAAACGGAACAGCACAAAGACAAAATGATATAATGGGTGTTTTAACAGATACTGGATTATATGGTGCTTTGGCGGATAGAGAAGCTATTATCTTTAGATATGTAGTTGATACATTCGATGGTTTAATTGAACCAAGTAGTAAAAACGTGTTATCTTCTCTATGTAGAGAAAGAAAGTTTGCATTTGCAATCTTAAACGCACCATCTGTTAAACAATTGGACGATTCAACAAATCCACTATTCAAATTCGATAGTAGAAGTGATTACGACCCAAGATATGTTGCAACAGGAGGAAACCAAGATTATAACCCAAGTAATACTTTCAGTTTACCAAGTTTAAATCAAGGTTCAAACTACTGTGGTTTCTACCACCCTTACTTAGTAATAAGAGAAGGACCTTCAAGTAAATTAGTTCCACCAGCAGCGTATGTGTCGAACAACTTTATGGCAAAATATAGAGCGGACAAACCGTATTCTATCGTTGCTGGTCCAAGAAGAGGTGTACTATCAGGAAATAACATTGTAGGTGTTGAATATATCTACGATAGAAAAGGTTTAGATGCAGTTGAGCCATTTGGATTGAACGTAACTGTTCCAAGTAGAGGTTTCGGAAACGTAATCAATGCTAACCAAACAGCACAACAAAATATCAAATCAGCATTATCAAGCGTTCACGTAAGAGAATTGTTAATTTATATTGAGGAAACTGTTGACCAAATCCTTAAAAATTATAGATGGGAATTTAACACTGTTCAAACAAGATTAGAAATCAAAACTCTAGTAGATGGTTTCTTAGGTCAGATTTTGAATGATGGTGGACTTTATGATTTCACAACTGTAATGAACACAGTAAATAATACTTCTGAGGTTATTGACAATGACATGGGTATTATTGACATTGCTGTTGAACCAGTAAGAGGTTTAGGAAAACTTGTACAAAGAGTTACAATTCTTAAAACAGGTGCAATTGCAGCTGGGGAATTCTCAGTACAATAAGAATGATTAAATCTTAATAATTAAAGGCAATCCGAAAGGGTTGCTTTTAATTATTAAATGTAATCTATTAGAAGTTACGTTGATTATATAGTATATATGAAATGGAACATAGGTAAAATAATATGGGATGATATTCCAAATAGTATGGGTATTTACATAATTACCAATATAATTACTAATCAACAATATGTGGGAGAAACTATCAATTTTAAACAGAGATTTAAAAAACACAAGTCTGATTTAATAGGAAATAGACACTTTAATAACTACTTACAAAATTCGTTTAATAAATATAAGATAGATAATTTTACAATTGAGATATATGAAAAAATCGGAGATGTAGAAATAGAAAATTTAAAAAGAATAGAAAGTGTAGTAATTTTAGAAAAAAAATCTCACATAGAAAATGGTGGATTTAATCTAAGACATGAAGAAGATGATAAAAGAATAGTTTCTAAGTACACTAGAAAAAAAATATCAAAAAATTCAAAAGGTCAAGTTGTTGTAAAAGATAAAGATGGTAATAAATTTCAAGTATCTATTAAAGACCCTAGATATATAAGTGGTGATTTAGTAGGACACAATACAGGTAATGTTAATTCAAAAGAAACTAAACAACAAATGTCTAAATCACACAAAGGAAAAATCTTTACTAAAGAACACAAAGATAATATGTCTAAAAGTGCAAAGATTAGAGCTACAGAAAATAATTCCAATATGGATAAAACTATTTATAAGGTATTAAATATAGTATCTAATGATATATTTGAAGGACTAAGATAGATTTTATTCGAAAATATCAATTAACTAGGCGACATGTTTATAATTTGATGAATAGAGAAAAAAGGAAATATAATAATTGGATTTTAATTGATTAAATAAGATAAGAAATAAGATAAAAAATAAATAACAATATATGAATTTACCACATTATAAAAATTCAAAGGCATCTGTGAACAAATACGAATTTCTCGCAGGTAACCTTTTCGAAATTACGATACTACCACCTCCAGGTGTCGGAGGAGGTGAATTGTTGTTAGAGCATGTTAGAACTATCAGTGGATTAACTACTGAATTAGGTCAAGAGGCTGTCGAACAAGAATTTAAAACTGCAAAAAGGTCACACCTTAGTACAGTACCAACTAATACGGTTGTTGATTTAGCGATAAACTTTACCCTTAACTTAAATAACGATGACGAGAACTATGTGTATAAAACACTTAGAGATTGGAAAAGAATTGGTTATAATCCATTAACAGGTGAAATGGGATTAAAGAAAGATTATGCTGATGCGAAAATTATCGTAACAATGTATAATAGAATTGGTAATATTCACTGGCAAAGAACTTTCCACGATTGTTTCATCAATGGTGATATTCCAGAACTTCCTTTAGATTATTCTTCAGGTGAACCTCTAGAAATGGAAGTTACTTTTAGAAGTGATTACTGGACTGAACAACAAGTTTAAGTTTAAAACAATTAAAAAACAAAAGGGAATCATTTACGATTCCCTTTTTTTATGTCTATACTTTTCTATGCAACTATTTTCCCGGAAGATTCTAGTTCATCGTAACGGTCTTCAATCTCATTAATGATGTCTGCTCTACTTTGGTCATTGCTTGTCATTTCAATTACCTTAAATCCTTTTATGTCTTGGAAATTTGTTATTAAAAATTCTAGACCAGATGTTTGTCCATTTGAACTATCTTTTTGTTGTGTATCACCTAGAATGATTAACTTACAATTCTTTCCTATTCTTGATAATACAGTTCTTAAAATTGCATTGTTAATGTTTTGTGCTTCATCTAGAATGATTACACAGTTATTAAGTCCTATACCTCTAATATATGCAAGTGGTAAAAATTCTATAATTTGTGATGCTCTGGCATTTGCATAAATCATTGGATTTATGATTTGCTTAAAGTTAAAGTCATAAGAAAACATAAATGGTGCGATTTTTTCTTCCATTGTTCCTTTTAAGAAACCTATGTCTTCTGATTTGTTGTCTAGTGTCTTTACAGATTTAGTTAAGTACAATTTAGTGTATGAACCTTGTTTGAATTCTTTCAAAGCACCTTGTATTGCTGAGAATGTTTTTCCTGTTCCTGGTTTACCATGTACGATGGTTATTGTGTTATCATCATCTGCGATTGTTTTGATTATTAGTTTTTGATTAGGTGTTTTGCTTTTGAATTTTGAAACGGCAATGTTGTTTTTAAATTCTTTAATGCTAGGTTCGAATCCTTTTTCCATAATTGATTTAGTTTTAGTGTTACTGTTTAAGAACTCAGATACATCTTGTATATCTTCTTCTTTTAGATTTTTAGTTTTCATATCTCCATATTTCAACTTCTTATACAATATTTAACGTATTCAATAAAGCGTAAAAGGGGAATGATTAACTAGATAACATTCCATTCTTTATTTCAACTTCTATTCCTGATAATAATACTTCTCTGATAGAATCTAATTCTTCAATAATTGGTAAGAAATTAATGGCTGGTTGTGGATTAGAACCACCACCTGTTCCACCACCTGATGATGCTGATGTATTGATTTCAATACCGTTCATTTCAGCAACAACATTTTTCAATTTATCAAGTACTTTTTCTAAGTCACCAAAAGAATCTTTCATATTCTTAGCGAACATACTTAAATTATAAGCAAGGTCATTTAATTTGTTTAGTTTTTTCAAATCCATATCGTTGATAGAATCCTTAACAGAAACAAACATTTTTCCAATCTTTTCAGTGTCTCCACCTTTCATCTTTTCAATCGCCCCAGCGAAGTAGTTGAATCCATCTAGTACTTTCTTACCTTTCTCCTCATCCAGTCCTTTTAAAGCATCTTTAGATAATGCCTGAACGAATGAGTTAATGGTTGCCTTGATGTTACTTGATAATTGTTGTTCATTGATAGGAATTTCCCCAAAGATTTTAGCAGAATTCGCTAATGCTTCTAATGGTTCACCTAATTCACCAAGCAACTTAATACCTTTTTCATAATCTGATGAAGAAAACCATCCACCATCTTTTTGTCCTAATTCTTCTAATGGATTAGTTAATGCTTTCACCATTGATTTGATGTTATCACCAACTTTCTGAGCGAAATCTTTATCCATTTCTTTATAGTCTGTAACAATCAATTCACCTTTTGCATTTTTACCATAAACAGGTATTTTCATATCTGCCCATGCTTGAATACCTGTAGCGAATCCACCTAAACTATTTCCTAAACTTCCAAGTAAATCAATACCATTCCCAACAGGACCATCAAAAATTAATCCTTGACCAGCACCTAATCTACCTAAAATAGAATCAGAACCATCACCACCAGATTTACCAACTAATGGTTCTACCATCATTTGAATATTTTCACCCATTTTCTGAGCAAAATCTGGACTAAGTTGTTTCGTACCTGTTAATATTAATTCACCTTTTGAATTAACACCATAAGTAGGAACTTGTAAGTTTGCCATACTTTGAATACCTAATGCAAAATTACCTAAACTATTTCCTAGTCTACCTAATAAATCAATACCATTTCCAACCGGTCCATCGAAGAACCAACCTTGGTCTTTACCTAAATTGTATAATACAGAATCTTCACCAATTAAAGGTGTTAAAAATTCTTTAATAGTTTCACCTACACGTTTTCCTAAATCTTTTCCTAATGGTTTTGTTCCAACAAGAACAAGTTTACCATCTTTTACAGCATATTCAGGTTCTTGTCCATTTGCGAATGCACTTAAACCTCTTGCAAATGCACCAATAGAATTACCTAAGTCACCTAATAGATTTGCACCAAACATTGCTTTATAAATATCTTCAAAACTAAATTTATCGAATATTTCAATGAATCCTGTTAATATTGTTTCTATTGAATATAATAATGAATCTGTATCTGAATCAACCCATTTAGATTCTTTAAAGTTTAATAATCCTTGTGTGAATGCATAAACACCACCTGCAGCAATTGTCATTGCTGCAGCACCAGGAATAATTAACCAAGAAACTAATCCCCAACCAGCCATTGCAACACCAAGTCCTACAATTGCAGCACCTAACATTCCTATCATTTCCCAAGTTGGTTTCGCTTCCATCCATGTTTTTACTGCGAATGCAATTGGAATTAACGAAACTGCCGCTAATAACATTCCAGCAGCACCAGGAATAATTAAACCACTAACAGCACCAGCTGTGGCCATGGCCAAACCTAATCCTACAACGGTAACACCTAACATTGCTAACGTTTCCCATGGATTTGAAACACCACTTATGGCATCAATCCACATTTTAACAGCAACAGCAATTACAATTAAAGATACTGCACCAATCATAAGTACAATTGCACCTTGTATAACATTTCCTTTAATTAATCCTATAATATAGAACGTACCAGCAAGAACTAATAACGAACCGGCCATTAAACCGAATGCTATTAATGTGTTCATTGGTGAACCTAAAGTTTTAGATGCGATAATTACAACAGCAACTAAAATTGCAGTAGTGATTGCCATGAATAACATAGTCATTGCACCTGTTTTTAATGGTTTACTTGCTTTTGAAATCAAATAGTATGCAAGTGTAAGAACTAATAAAGAACCAGCAACAACAGCAAATGCCATAAACATTTTTATAGGGTCTCCTAATGCGAATGCTACCATTACAACAGTTAATGCGATAATAGCGGTTGCAAGTGCCATGTATAATAACATTTTTACACCTTTCTTTAATTTCTTTGATGAATCACCTATCCAATTAAAAAATTTAACCCATAAGAATAGTAATGGTAATGTAGTTAATAAACCTATCAATAATAAAGGTGCTGCGAGAGCGACAAGTGCCGCAAACATCAGAATCTTTTTACCCATGTTAAACATAGATTCAACTAACTTGAATTTCTTTTCATCTATTTCATTTACAGCTTCTGCAAACTTTTTAATAGATTTCGCTAAGGTGTCAAATCCTACTGCCATTCCTGTCAGCATTTTAGAACCACCTTTTTTGAATATTTTTTCTAGACTACCCCCACCACCTTTAGCGAATAGTGAGATAGATGCAAATGTACCCTTAGTAAGTGCATTTGATATTTCTTTTAATAAACTTGTTTGTTTTGTAAGTTCTTTACCTATTTGTTTAGACAAAATGGTATTAGTCTTCTTTACACTAGTAAGAATAGCAACGTTTTGTTGAATATTGACATTCGCCAAATTTTCAATATTTTTTAATATCCCAGCAACTAAATTTTCACCCATCTAACTTTAATAATTTTACATCTTCGGCATTGAGAAGTTTCCTAATTTTGTTATGTTATTTAATCATCCAATGTAGGGTATTTCCAGATGGTGTACACCATTCTAAATTATACAAATAATTGTTGTGTTTATTTCTATCTAAATGATTAACAAACATCTCTTGATGGTTCTTTGGTATGTCTAAAAAAGACATAGCAACTAATCTATGAACTAAAAAAGTTTTTTGTATATTTTTGTGTTGTAATGTTATTGATTTATATTCTTTAGTAGAAATTTTCATTAGATTTCCATTTTGACCTTTGAGTCTACCTTTGTTGCTAATTTTATACATATCATATCCTTGTATGTTTAAGTTTTTCCAAACTTCGCCTTCTATGAAAGAATTTTCT